GTTTTATAGAAAAGCTTAAGCTTTCAAACTATTCTGAGCAAGTAGAGGCGAGTCCAGCTTCCAGAAGGAAGTGGTCACGGTCCCAGTACCTTGATTGAAGGTTGGGGTCGCGATGACTCGGTCTCGAGATACGAGCGATGAGTTCAGGATAGGTAGGGAATGCGTTGAGCTGTTCTGGCGTCAAACGTATACCTAGTGGGTCGTACATACCGGCGAGGCCTTTGGGATTGGCGGTGTAGCCTTTGGTTTTCAGATCTTCGAAAATGTAGCGACAAATTTCGACGATGTGCTGATTACCGGCTGATGCATGGGCGATACCAATGCAGCGTGCCATAAGTAGGTCGGGCATGTCACGGGTTGACTTCGGGTAGAGCAAGCGAGCGAGTAGTTCCTCTTCAGGTCGGGTTGGATAACCGTTCCGGTTTTGGTAACCGAGGACCCAGGCTCCTTGTATGGAGTTGGAAGTCTTGCACTTTTCCGCACTAAGTTTAGATCCGAAGCGACGTTGCGCTTCCGTTGACAACAAAACCAAGAACTCTGTTAGTGAGTCGGTCGGCAGCAAGGTGATCAAGGTGAACAAGGCATCATCTCCCATAAGTTTGAGGAAGAAGTCGTCTGGAATAGGGATTCCAAGAGCGTGTAAGCATGTGATGATCATCAAGCCGTTGTAGATCGAGTCGAAGAATTGGGTGCAGAAAATACCAGATGGCATTCCAGCCCAGAGACGTCGGAAGACTCGGCCGAGGGGCGAGACACATAACATGTTGAAGTAGCCTTTGCACATCCAAGACCAAAGCCGATTTAGGCGTGTTGGGGATGTAGTAGGGTGAGGGTAGGTGCGTGTGGGACAGTAGGAACCGCAGAAACAGAAGAAGGATTTGACTTCGGTGAGGATGTCAGTCCAGACAGAGAAGTAGACTCTCATGTCGAATTCAGACCAGTCAGTATTGATGACAGGGTGAATACCTGTTTTGAATTGGATTGCGTATTCCGAATTTATTCGTTGCC